GTTGCTATTACAAGATTTATCTCTTCATCACTGTTTGTCTTACCTTCAAAATTCATCTCCATAAAATCAACCGAATGTACGTTGTTGGAACTCTTTACACTGCGTTGATACAATCTAAAGAAGGCACGAGACAACGACTTGTTGAAATAAAAGTAGAAGTTGAATCCGTGACCGACCTTGAACTTACAGACGCAACTTTCAAATATGGTGAATGCTATTGCTATTGCCTCGTCCCTCGTCGGTATCTCATCACAATTACTGTTCACCAACAGACTTATATAATTCGATACGTTTTTGGCAACGACCATACCCATCATCCTGAATAGGGTGTCTTTTGTATTTGCCACGTGATTTACATCACGACAACGCTGAATATGCAGAATCAAAACATCACATTTCTTCTCATTGTAGGCAAACTCCTTTCTAAACAAGACGCTCTCTACTGACATCACTTTATAGATTTGAAATTGTTTATTGCTTCGTGTAACTTATATTCCTTCTCTTCCTTTATATGCTTTTCAAAGTGTTCGTGCGAACGCTTCTTCAACATCTCACGTTTCTGTTCTTTTGTTACAGACGCAAACTTCGCTATACTTATGTTCTTTTCCGTGATTGGTATGTTTTCTGCCTCACAGAACTCCTTACGCTCAATTCCACACACGGGACACGGTGCATTGTCACTAACCAAGTGTCCGCCGACAAGCGTGTAACGGTTGCTCAAATACTCATCTTCCTTGCCGTAACGCTCGCAATTCTTGTTATTACATACAAATACGCTCATTTTATCACCTCCGTTATTCTTGCATATTCGGCAATTAAAAGACTGTCTGCTACTGACAGCCAATCGCCATGCGTCTTAATGTTGAAATCTTTCTCAACAGTTGGAAACATTTGCTGTGCTTTTGTCTTCAACTTCAACTTCCACACTCTATCTGGCTGACCACCCTTTGTTCCCATCTGCAGAACCTTCTGCCACTTTTGCGGTGTCACTTCTGTCGTTGGTATTTTCAATACAAGCAGAGCCATCTCCAAATGACCAAAACCTTTGCCAAAATTGAACATACTGCTCGCTCCCATTCCCGGAATACCACCAACCTTCTCCAAGTAGCAACGACTGTTGTTGAACCATTTCTTAAGAAAACCGTACAAATCCATCGGAGTTTCCGGCATAGTTACCAATCCAACCACCTTCTTACGTGTAACACTATACACGGTTATTCCTCCTGCCTTTCCGGGGTCTATTGCTATTATCTTCTCATCCTTGATATAGGGAAGATAATCTGCATCACTGTAATTTCTAACACTACTATACATATCTTGATACTCCTTCTTCTTTAACGACACGCAACGTATTTTCATTGTTGAATCCGTCGCTCACGTTCTGACTTATTACCAATATGGTCATTCCCATACGTTCCATAATCCTTATTATGTTTTCCTGCCCCAAAGTATCCATCCCCTTGAATGCCTCATCGAAACACAGCAGATTCAATCCACGACCGTCGGTAGATTCATTCAAGAGTCTCTGGATGCCTAAAACTCCTGCCAACGTGACACGACCACGCTCACCACCACTCTTTGCCATAAAACTTTCAAGCGTTATGCCGTCATTCGTAACGTAGCAATCTATCTTCTCACGAACGTCACCACTCTTCAACAAGGTGAATCCATTTATCTGTACACTAACGTCAACACCGAATTTGCGCAAGAAGGCATTCGTTATTCCTTCAATCACCTTCACGGACTTGTTTGCCAAATACGTGGCAAAACCACTCTTTCCCATATTGAATTTCCAAAACTTGCACATTTCAAGTCGTTCTTCAACCAACTTCAAGTTTTTGCCTTGCTGCTGACGTTCCGTGGTCAGTTCACGTATCTTCTGTTCTATTGTCTTTATACGTGTGTCTTTACTGTGTTCCTCTTGCAGTTCACGTATCTTACGCTCAGTGAAATCTACAACCTTCTCAGCGTTACGTACGTTTTCATTTTCACATTCTATTGCTCTTTCTTGTATCTTTATGTTGCTCTTTATCTTGTCAATTTCATCGTTGGTGTCTTGTGCCTTCTGCAATGAAATGCGTAGGTCATCAATCTTTTTAAGCAAGTCTTCTTTTTCTTTTTCATTACACTTTATTGTCGTGTCAAGTTGCTTAATCAACTTCCTTGCCTTGTCTGGCGTTAAATCCAACTCGCTTTCCTCAATAAATTCTGTACCACATTCAGGACACTTCACGGTTCCTGCCAATTCGCTTTCTATCTTTCTCCGCATACGTACATTCTCAGACCTTGTACTTTCCACGTCTTCAAGTTGCTTTCTAACCTTGTTACGCTCTTCACGTAATTGCGTAAGGTCAACACACTTCTTCGTCTTTAACTGTTTGGTCAGTTCATCAATGTCTTTTCTTAATTCTGAGACACTTTCTTTTGATTTCAGTATGATTTTACGCTGAGACTCCACTTTGTCCTTGAACGAACGAATTTCCTCCTCATAGTCATCGTTTTGTTGCATCTCACGTTTCTGTTCTTGTAAGGTTTCAATCTTTGCATCGATACGCTCACAATTCAGTGAAACGCTATTATACATTCCCTCAACCTCACGTTTCTCAGCATCAATACGCTCAAGCACTGGATTCAGTAAGTCGGCTTGCGTTATACGGTTCAATATCTCCTTCTTTTCACCGTCGCCTGCTGTAAAGAAAGTATAATTACTGTCCTGCGAAATTATGTAGTATCTCAACAAGTCTTCATGGCTCACACCTATCTGTTCAGCAATGTAACTGTTTGCTTCATTGACAGAAGTTATTTGCGTGTTCAACTCACCGTTCTCAAATACAAACACTTGTGCTGACTTGTTACGATAGAACTTGCGATTTATCGTCATAGTCTTGTATAAGACCTTATTTTCAAGTGTAAATTGAATTTCAGCTGATTCGGCAAAATTATTTATGAACTGTTCCTTGCGTATGTTCCGCAAACTGTCTCCCGTCAATGCTATACATATCGCCTCAAACAATGTAGTCTTTCCGGCACCGTTGTTCTCAAAACTCTTGTCGGTTCTGTTCTCGCCGAATATCATAGTACACTTACCATTATTGAACGTGTACTGAGAATCAACGTGCGAAAACACATTCTTCATTTCTATCTTAATTGGATTCCACATACCGAGCACAAATTTATAAATTTTCCTTCAATAATGAAAAGCCTGCTTTCATTTCTTTTCCACGAATATTATTTTCATTGCAAAACTGCAGAAATTCCCTTGTTATCTTACTCTTGTCAAACGTGGTAACACCTTCTGAACAACTAACCTCAACAACAGTTGTTTCCTCGTCAGTGCAAAACTTGTATTCAATTCCCGCATCACGAATCTGCTGTACGTTTATCTTCTCACATTCCGAACGCTTTCCCAATATCTTTATGCGGACACGGTCTCCACCGTCTTTCTGTGAATCGGTAAACTTCTCAATCACGTTACGTAATGTCTCACGGTCGGTTGCTTGCACTTCAACACTGCGAAATTTAGGAAAATCTGTCTGAACGTGCTCCAAACTACCATCATCATATATTACCGTGAATCCCTTGTCCTGAATATTCTCACCGAAGTCGCCTTGATATGCTGCTCCCGTATAGAACACATTCTTACCAACCCTTGAAACATTGTGGTAATGACCGACAAGAACCTTCGTGTATCTACTCAATATGTCTGGTTCCACGGCATCTTCAACAACCGTTCCATCGTTGTTACGAACACCATTTACGGCAATGTGCGTTATAAGGAATGACACTTTCGAAGACACGGCACGCTCATTTTCAATTCTCTTCAATTCTTCAAGCCACCGTTCCTCGCCAAAATATGGAATCATAACAAATCTTGCACCACCTAAACCAACAACGAATGAACCTGCCTTGCGATAAAGAATTTGATTTTCACTGTCAAACACGTCCAAATAACTTTCTTCAGCATTCTTGTCAGTCTTGTCGTGATTTCCCGGAATGACGTGCAACGTCAAATTGTGTACCTTAGATTGGTCAAGTATGTATCGCCACGTATTAAGACAAACCAACGGTTGTCCACTTCTGTTTGTGAAAACGTCTCCACCGAATATGACGTTCCTTACACCGTTCGCCACCGCATATTCAAACGCTTGTAAACATACGGCAGTTGCAACATTGACGGTCTGTTTGTCAATATGAATGTCGTTTATCAGCAATGCTATTTTATTCCTTGTCGTTGCCATCGTTACCATATTTTGCCTTCAATGCCACCAAATCATCATTCATACTCTTACGTATCTTCTGTTCAAGCAAATCCATCATCTTGTTATGATTGTAATAATGTTGAAACAGTTCACGTGGACTACTCCAACTCAATTTGCCGTTCAGGAACGTCATTTTCTTAGCACCTTCTTTCTTGATTATACCGTTCTCAACAGCATAGTCAATATCTTCTTGTGAAAGAATTATTCCGTAGCCAAGTAAAATTCGTATGTCAGTTTTCTGTCTGGAGCCGAAGTCGTTCTTTACCACCTTCACTTCTGTTATCTGGCTGACCTCAACGTCATCAACTTTCTCGTGACCCTTCAACTTCATACTCAAACGTAGGCAGGGCAAAAGTTCAACCCACTCACCTCCCGTGCTCTTACGTGTCGTAATACCCATATTGCTCTGGTCGTATTGATGATTTAGAATTACAAAATGTATGATATGACTGTACATTTCAGCCATCAGCGATTTCGCAAATTTCTTTGCTTCTTTGGCAAACGACATCATCTTTTCGTTCTTCAGTTCAAAGTCAACACCTTCACCCTTCTCCAACGCTTTCTCCATACGTTGCGTGTTCTCTTCAAGCGTTTCAAGTTCATTCTTCGATAGCGTTGCACCCAAACTGTCCCAAAGAAAGAAGAACTTCGGTTTCAACTTGTACTCGCTCATAATGTCTTCGGCGTCCATAATGACCTTCTTCACTTGCATAAACATCGCCTCAACATACTTTATTTTGATTATCAGAATACGTTCAACGGGAATTCCCAACTGTAATGCGTAATCCTTGTTATCACGGTTCTCGCTTGAAAGTATAACAGCCACACCGTCTTCCGGATTCTCCTTCAAGAACCACTTCATTGCCATAAGTCCCATAGTCGTCTTTCCCGAACGAGACTTTCCGGCAATTTCAATTATTCCAGTAGGTAAACCAAACGTGCGCAAGTTGTAATCCAAACTCGGACTTCCCGTGTGGCACCACGATTTCATTTCCATAAAACCGTCTTTTCCCGAAAACTTAATCACGTCCTCAGAATTGAACCTCTTGACTAATTTATCTATTATGTTCTCCATATATTCTTCTTTTTATAAAAAGGGATTCTGTAACAGTAATAACGCTGCCACAGAATCCCGAGGTTATGGCAACCAAACATTATTTCTTAAACAGTTTCTTGCGGATATCCTCAATACTTACTGTACTTGAATCATTGTCATCTTCTTCATCATCGGTTTCTTCTTCCTCTTCAACATCATCGTCTTTTGGTTTACTAACCTCTTCACGAATAGCATTACGAATGT